GAACCACCTACATCAAATGCAAGAAAGAAAACAAAATCAGAATCCATAATCACATTTCTTAGAAATGCATTTGGAATATGAGTCATGTCTTCATAATGACTATTGACAATATCAAACTCTCTTACTTGATATCCTTTCTTTGTCAAATACTTTGTAAGGTATGCTCCGATCTGACCACTGGAGCCTAATATAGCAACTTTCATTAAACTACAGAATAAATTTGCTTACTAACTTGCCATCTGACCCACTCATAAGTCTTCTTCATTCCTTCTTCAAGAGTCATTTCATAATCCCATCCTAGTTTTTCACGAATCAAATCATTGTTTGAATTACGACCACGAACACCAAGAGGGCCTTCTATATGATCTTTAGTTATTTTCTTTCCAGCAATCTTTGCGGCAATATCTACCAATTGATTTATTGTAACCATTTCTTCTGATCCGATATTGACTGGTTCAGTGCAGTTTGAGTCCATGAGTTTTCTAGTGGCTTCAATACACTCATCGATGTACAAGAATGATCTTGTTTGTTCTCCGTCACCCCACACTTCAATGGAGTCTTCGTCACAGGCGTTTGCAACTTTTCTACAGATAGCAGCGGGTGCTTTCTCTCTTCCACCTTCCCATGTGCTTTCTGGCCCGTAGATGTTATGGTATCGAGCAATGCGTACAGGAATACTATAATTACGATGATAAGAAAGGTATAGACGTTCGGAGAAGAGTTTCTCCCATCCATATTCGGAGTCTGGGTTTGCTGGGTATGCTGATGATTCACGGCAGTCAGGATTATCAGGGTCTAATTGGTTATGTTCTGGATACATGCATGCAGAACTACTATAAAATATTTTTGTACGATTTATTTCTTCTTCGTTATTTAATTTTCTCTGTTCTTCTAATAAATTTAAATTAATACAAGCAGAGTTGTGCATGATAGCTGCATCATTATCACCAGTGAATATGAAACCAGCACCTCCCATATCAGCAGCGAACTGATATATCTCATCAAAAACAGGAGAATAAAAATTATCAATGCTAGCACCATAACGAATAACTCTACGCATATTATCTACGTCAGTTAAATCTCTGCAAATAAATTCATTTGCTTCTGTTTTAGAAAACTCTGGATGTTTTAAATCGACACCTCTTACCCAGTATCCCTCATCTCGAAGTCTTTTGACCATATGACTTCCAATGAATCCACCAGCTCCTAACACTAATGCTGTTTTCATTTTAGTTTTAAACGTAGTTTTATTTTAGACGGAAACTTCACTTGAGTCAAGTCTTCCATAATCATCATCCAATCTGACAATATCTTCTTCATAACAATCACCAGTTTGAGTTTCAATAAAAACCAAACCGTTCGGGCCTGCCGTTGCACGATGTTTTTGTGTAGGCAGTATTACCCAATGTGTCCTGACATAGGCAGGATATTCCTTTTCATTTACTTGTACAATACCATCGCCTTCCACAACAACCCAATGTTCTTCACGATGTTTATGATACTGCAAAGAGAATCGTTCGTATGGATTTACAACGATTCTCTTGACTTTATAATTTGGTTCATCTAGGAGAACTTCATAAGTTCCCCACGGTTTCTTCACTATCATTTTTTGCATAAGCAGTGACCTCTGGATCAGGGTCTAACCATTTTGTGTATTCAAAATCATCAATGGCATAATCAAGTTGAGTTGCACTATCCAAGAGATACATATCATTGTATCTTCGAGTATATTCATTAAATTTTTGAATGCGATAATCAGGATGGCCATTCTCTAAAAGTTTGTCCATCTCAATATATCTATAAGGGAATTTTTCAAGAATAACAGTCATAGTTTGTTCGGTTATACTACTATTCTAAAGGAGACAGATTGTAAAGTCAATGTGACAATCAACAAACTGTCTAAACTCTTTCAATAACGGTTAATCCGTTGTTGTTAGTTCTATGTATTTTAAATTGCCAAGTATTTGGATTTTCTATTAAGTAATGTATAATCGCAGGCAATAAACCATTACTACCAACACGACCCATAAACTCTTCACTTCTGGTTCCATAAGTCTGAGTATCATGAAAGGCAATATACTTCTTAACTTTTGGTGCATGTTTTGTCAATTCTGCAAAGAGTTGATCATAACAATGCCAAGTATCTATGAAAAGAAGATCTGTCTCATCTATCTCAGTTTCTAATACGTTTGCTTCAATATATTTTGCATCCTTTCCTTCTTTCTGTGCGAGTTCAAATAGTTGAGATACATATCCATCTAGAAATAAATCATATGCACGAAGAGTTACATCTGATGCCAGAAATGCACGAGTGCTGACACCTGTGCGTGTTCCCATTTCTGTCACATGATCTACTTCATCTGCAAGAGATTTTAATACTTCGATATGTTCATTAATATCAGAAGGTGTATCACGAGCGATACGATATTCCTGATCGAATACGAGTGTGGTCATAATTACTTTCGATTAACCACATTATAACATTGTTTGACTATGTTGTCAATTTAACTTGGTTCTGTTGGCCAGGTGATATTAGTTGGATCCGATTGAGTTGTTATATCTCTCAAAGCTTGCCTATAGGTTTTCCAATCATCTGACAATGTGAGATCTTTACTCGCTCTCCAATCACAGTGACTAAGTAAAAGATTTCTGTGATTTCTCACTGCTTCCCATCTTTCAGCAAGAATTTCAGCTTCTGTATTAAGGCCGGCCTTAAATTCTGCGATTTCTGCGGCGGTCATTTCGACTGTTACGCCGTTTATTATTTGTTCCATTAGCTTTCGTTATATTTGTAAAGTAAAAGTGTGGTGCCTGCATGAAAGTTATTTCCTCCAGCGGCAACACGGATACCAGATATTCTGTAACTTGAATAAGGAGTATAACTTGAGCTTAAATTACCAAACATGTTAGAGATACTCTGATAATTATCGAAATAATGTCCTGTGCCTCTTACCCAAGTAGGAGTACCTGTATGAAATTCAAATTCATATTCTTGATTTTCGCGATTATAATATCCTCCATCATGAATCTCCCAATTTTGAGCATTATTTTGGTAGGAATAACCACTCCAATAGTAGGTATAACTAAAATCACAAGCACTACTAGATACGCTTGAACTGCCATTTAGATAAGGTTTAAATTGAGCATAATAACCATTGTCTACTCCTACTTTCTTTCCTATAATTTTGTAAATGGAATCATAGTCTAGATTAGTAAATTCTATCGCAGTAATAGTAGAAGCAGTGCTTACCACCGCTTTATGAACTAAAGTCATTCCACCAGCAGAGATGCCAGTCAAATTGGCACCACTAATTGCTGGTAAAGTACCTGTTAGATTTCCTGCTGGTAAAGAGGTAAGATTAGCTCCTGAACCAGAATAACTTGTAGCAGTAACCGTTCCTGATACATTAACATTTTGTAAGAATGTAGCGTTAGTATTTGATCGTATATTTTCTGTTGTTGCTATACCTACAAGTACAGAACCATCACCAAAAAAAGTGGTTGCAGAAACAGTGGTAACGCCAACAATATTATTATTTGACAAATCTAAGTTATCACCAGATGGCAATTCTTGAATCTGACCATGACCTTCATTTGCTATTAACGGAAATCTATCTGCCATATTTTTGCGTTTAAATATGTATATTTATTTATGAATGCACATCAACTCGGTTCTGTGGGCCAAGTAATGTCCCACGGATTTGATTGAGTTGTTACATCTCTCAAAGCTTGCCGATAGGTTTTCCAATCATCTGACAATGTGACATCACTCTTTGCTCTCCAATCAGTTTGTCTGAGTAAACCATTTCTATGATGTCTTACTGCTTGCCATCTATCAGCAAGAGCTTCGGCTTCTGTAGGTGCGTCTGCTTGTACATCTGCGATTTCTTCGGCGGTCATTGGAACTTCTACACCGTTTAATATTTTATTCATTAGCTTTCATTGTATTTGTAAAGTAAAAATTCGCAGCCTGCATTATAAGTATAACCTTGAGAGTTAAAAAGACGCATACCAGATATTCTATAACTTGAATAAGGAGTATAACTTGAGCTTAAATTACCCCACATGTTACTGATACTTTGATAATTATCAAAATAGTGTCCTGTACCTCTTACCCAAGTAGGAGTACCTGTGTGAAATTCAAATTCAAATTCGGAATTGTTACCATAACTAGTACCATAATATCCTCCATCATGAATTCGCCAGGAAGCATTTTGCTGGTAGGAATAACCATTCCAATAATAATAATAACTATAATTACAAGCACTATTAGATACGCTTGAACTGCCATTTAGATATGGTTTAAATTCATGATAATAATTATTGGACATTACTATTTTCTTTCCTACAATTTTGTAAATGGAATCATAGTCTAGATTTTGAAAGATTATTTGACTAACAGTAGAAGAAGAACCCACCACTGCTTTATGAATTAACGTCATTCCACCAGCAGAGATGCCAGTCAAATTGCTACCATTAATCGCTGGTAATGTACCAGTTAATTGTGCTGCTGGTAAGGAGGTAAGATTAGCCCCCGAACCCAAATAACTCGTTGCTGTAACCGTTCCTGATACATTAACATTTTGTAAGAACGTAGCGTTGGTGTTTGTTCGGATATTATCTGTTGATGCAACACCTGTCAATCCAGAACCATCACCAATAAAAGTGGTTGCGGTGACACTTCCAACACCGACAATGCTATTATTTGAAAAATTTAAGTTATCACCAGATGGCAATTCTTGAATCTGACCAGCACTCGAATTTGCTATTAAAGGAAATCTATCTGCCATATTTTTATATTCCTAAATTTGTAACTTTAAAATCGTTCCTAGTATTTATTTATCATCCTTTTTAAATAGGGAAATAAAGAAATCAGCATCCACAACCACTAAAGGTTTCTTTTGATTTTTCTTCATCACTACAAGAGGTTCATAATC